TAGGTCCTCCAGCACCGTGGAGGCGTCGGACATGGCGGCCGCGAAGATGCCGATCCCGGCCGCAGCCGCTCCGAGGATGCCCGGCATCGCGAGCAGGGCCGGTAGCGTGTGGGCGAGGCTGACGCCGAACTGAGCCACGGTCCCGAGCCCGGCGCCGGCTATCGACGTCAGACCAAGAATCGCGGTCCCGGCCCCGGCCGCCTTGACCGCGAAGGTGTCCAGGTTCGTGAACAGGTCGTTGAGGGAGTTCTTCAGGTTGCCGAAAATGTTCCCGCCGCCGAGCGCCTTGAGCTGCGCAGCCGCCTTCGCCAGGGACGCCTTGGCGAGGCGGGCGTGGATGTCTACGAAGTACGGCTTCTTGGTCAGCCGGGCCAGGTCGAAACGGGCCTTGCCATCGTCCAGGTCGGCGTTGACAGTGGCCTTGCCGTCGAGCTTGCTGAGTTCGTGCTTCAGCTTCTTCTTGGACGCCTCGCTTAGGTGGGCGTGGGCCTCGATGTCGCCGCCGAGCTTCTTCAGCTCCGCCTGAAGCTTCTTCCGGGAGGCGTCGTCCAACTCTGCGTCAGCCTTGATCTTGGCGTCGAGGCCGGCGATCTGCTCCTTGAGCTTGCGCTGAGCCGCCTTCTCCAGCGAGACGTCCACGCGGACGTCAGACTTGATGTTGGCGATGCGCTCCTTGATCTCGGCGACGTCCTTGCCGTCGATCTCGATCTTGGCGTCGATTGCGGCCTCAGTCTTGCGGATCGCCTCTAAGGCCTTGCGCCGGGACTTCTCGTCGAGGTCCACGCGGGCCTTGATCGCGGCCTTCATCTCGTCGAGCTCACGCCCAAGCTTCGCCACGGCGTTGTCGTCCAGGACCGGCCTGACCGGAGTGCGCCAGTCGGCCTGGCGGAGCTTCTGCTTGATCTCCTCCAGGTCCCGCTTGGAGATATCGACGTCTGGGGAGGCCTTCGTCTGCGCGATGGCCGTCTCGATGCGGCGCAGGTCCTTGGGGTCGATCCTGGCGTTGACCTGGAGCACGAGGCCGTCGAGGGCGTCCTTGACGGAGTCGCGCATCTCGCGCGCCCACTTCTCGGCAGCGCGCTCGATGCGCTTGCCGATCTTCTTGAGGCTCTTCTCGATGCCTCGCTCAGCGTCGCCGCGGAAGTCGCGCGCGTCAGCGCCTACCTCTACGACGACCTCGCCGATCTTGTCTGCCACGGGCTACCCTCCCCGCTCGTACGCCTAGCGGGCGGCATCGCGGCCCGACTCCTGTCTGAGGCCATGATACCGCCCGCATAGGCGTGTCCTATAGGTGATGTCACATCCCGAGGGCCGACTTAAGGGACCCGAAGCCGCTGGACTCATTGCCCGAGTACCAGGGGCTGCGTGGGTCAGTGACCTCGACGCCCTTGGGCGGGAGCCACAGGTCCCTCTTCAGCTTCTCGGTAGCGCCCTCGTCCTCGGCGTTGCGGGTGAGAATCCACCACATGACATGGCAGAACCGGTTCAGGGGCAGGGTCTCCAGGTCGATACCGTGCCCGAGGCAGAACCCGTCGATGTAGTCCCACTCCGTATGCGCCGAGGCCAGGAGGCGCTGGATCACGTAGGAGGGTTCTCCCCGGCCTCCTCCATGACCGCCGAGATGAGCTCGGTCAGGTCGGGGATGTCGAGGTCGTCAGCGGGGTTCTTCAGCCGCTTGACGACCTCGGCGCCAGTCTCCTTGCCGAATAGGACGTGGCACCACTTCGCCAGGCCCTCGATGATCTTCTCCGAGTCCTCGTCGGCGTCCTTGAGCGCCTGGGACAGGAAGATGGCGACGGCGGCCTTCGGGGGACGGACCTTGTACTCGGTACCGACCAGTTCAACAGTGATGGACTTCCGGGTCTTGCCGGGGATCGTGATAGTAGCCATGAGGCGATTCTAATGGAAGTCAGAGGGTCTGATAAGCCGTACCGCGTCACGGACGAAGTGGGCGCCCTTGATCCCCTTGACCCACTTCGCGAAGACGGTCTGGCTCGAGCCCTTCGGGGTGAAGACCATGCGGGACGCCCTGACGGGGCCGTGGGCTCTAGTGCCCTTCTCCTGATAGGCGGCGTAGGGCGTGCGCGCACCGATCTCGAAGGTCGGGTTGAGCGGGTGCTTGCCTGGGACTCGCTCAATAGTGACGGAGTTCACCATACGGCCCGAGTTCACGCGCCCCTTGGCGCGGATGTTGCGCTGGATGCGGCCCTGAGTACGTCGGGACGCTTTCAGGGCCGCCTGCTTAGTGATCTGGGCCACCTTGTCTTCACGGATGGGGCCCTTGAACCGTACCCTGACGTGAACCATCTCACACCCTGCCGGGTCACGGGCAGTTGAGTCGGACCGTGAAGGTCCACTCGCCGGCCACGCAGCCGCCGTCGGGACCTGACGCCTGCCAGTCCATGTCATTGGCGTTCGTGGACGACGTCAGGAACTTGCCCAGGTCGGCCATGTCCTGGTGCAGCACTGCCGCGTCGGCGGTCAGGTCGAAGGGTCGGGGTCCGCGGCCCCGATCATCCACAACCTCGACGCAGCGCAGCGTCCCGAGCGCGTAGGTCGCGGCCCAGTAACGCACCGAGCACGCCCCACCGTCGGCGGCGCGGGGGCCGAAGACTGGGGAGACGGAGACGGTGCGAACGTAGAGGTGCCCTGCGCAGCACTCGTCCCAGGCCACCTCAGCGCCGGGGGCTACGTAGGCCTGCGAGACCGCGTTGGACAGGACCTGGGCCCCTCCCTTGAGCAGGGCGAGCGCAGTGGAGTGGACGACGGAGGGCACCGGCGAGGCGACTCGGCCCGACAGGGCTGCGTAGTCCTCGCTCTGGGCACGGTTACGGCGAGTTAGGCGTGGCGCGGGGCTCACCAGATCACCCCTCCGCGACGGCTGGAAGGCTGCTGGCGCGCGTAGTCGTCGGGGTTGTAGGCCCTAGCTGCCTGGCGGGGCTTGCGGATCGAGGCGACCCAGGAGTCCACGAGCCAGATTCCGGTGCGGCCCTCCTGCATCTCGTCGAAGTCGTCCTGCACCTGCACGGTGACGCCCTGACGGGTGACCGACTGGAGGCGTGCAGGCAGGGCGCAGTCGCGGTCCATGCAGGCCGCCTTGGCGAGCTCCAGGGCGAGCACACCCGCCGCTACCTGACCGCCCTCAGGGACCGGCACGCCCTGCGAGTAGCGAATCTCCCAGGTGCCCTCCTCAGTCGTCGGCCGCGAGAGGTCTTGTACCGATGGGAATACAAGCGGAACATCGGGACCGAGCGGTGAGGTGCGCCCCGTGAGCTGGAGCACCGAGTGGTTGATGAGCCGGTACGCGCCCAGCGGAAGCACCTTGCCGTCGATCGTGACCTGGTGCACACGGTGGACGTTCCCTGGCAGGCGGATGGCCGGGGTCCCTGCGGAGTGCGTGCAGTAGGGCCCGCAGATGCCGCACACGACGTCGTGCAGCACGCCGCCCAGGCGGAACGGGAGGAAGCTCCGCATGTAGTCCTGGGACTGGTAGGTGGGCGGCGGCACGCAGTCGGCCGGCTCGGGACGGATCACAACGATGTCGGTCCCGAACCGGCGCCCCGTCCACTCCCAGAGTAGCTGAGTAGCCATGGCCTCAAAGGTGTGCTGCTGCTCGGGCCTGCCGGCCTCGTCCAGGTACTCCTTCAGGTCCTCGCACGCGCTGTAGGAGACCGGCCAGTCTCCTGGGCCGTAGCCTCTGTCAATGTCCTGCATGCCCTCTCCTACAACGCGTGCGTGGTGCGGGATGGCTACGCCGCCGGGATTCCATAGGCGGTACCCGCACGGATGAGTATACCTATAGGCGTCCCCTAAGGGCTACAGAGAAGGTTTCACGTGGAGCAGGTACGGTGACAGCCCCGCAGGGCGTTTGTGCGCTCTACGGGGCTGTCAGTGCCTCTGAGGGGTATCAGGGGAGGGTGACGGGCTGGTCGCTGTCCGGCGGGGGAGCGAGAGCCGTGTCGATCATGAGGAGGTGATCGAGCGGGTCGAGGGCGGTGGGGAGCTTCGCGTTGACGAAGCCGCCTCCGCCGGCGTTGGCCTTCTTGACCACATCGTAGGGGCCGACGCCCCAGGCGTTGCCAGACTTGGTGACGGCGCCGGTCATGGAGAACGTGATGGCGTCCTCACCAGTGACCTCGATGTCGCCGATGGTTCCGGCGGTGAGGAAGGGGAGCAGCAGGTAGCCGCTGGCGTCCTCAGCACCGGCCGCACAGGCCTGACCGGACAGACCGGTCCACAGCTCGAGCGCGAACTTCTTCTCGATCTTGCCGTAGGCGACCTTGAAGCCAGCGGTGTCGCCCGCGTGGTCCAGGTACTTCGTGGCGTTGGTCACGATGTCCAGGACGGAGGGGTTCACGCCGCAGAACTCGAGCTCGACCGTGAAGTACTTGAAGGTGTTGGACTGCTTCTCGTTGACGCACAGGGAGCCGTCGGCCTTGCGGACCGTGATCTCCGTGCCGTCCTCGACCTCGGCGGCGAGCTTGACAGACACGAAGCCGGAGGTGGCCACCGGCTTGTGCTGCGCCTTGTCGAACTTGCCGCAGGTGTCCAGCGGGGTGACGCGGATGCGCTTCCCCAGCACTGGTGTGTATGAGTGCGTCTTAGCCATGGCTCAGCGCATCCTTCCTGTTGGTGTTGGAGTTGGTGAGTAGGTCATCTGGGCTCAGAACGTCCGGGGCTTGTAGGTGCCTGAGCCAGGATCGGTCCTGACCTGAACCTTGTAGGCGTCATCGAAGTTGTACGCGATGACGTACTGTCTCTCGGCGACGGCCGTCAGGTCGTTCTGCCCCTTGTCGAAGCCGCCAGCCCCGTTGGTCGAGGTGAAGACGTCCCCGCGGTAAATCTGGATCGGGCCGGTGGAGACGATCACCGGGGGCTTGTCTACGTAGCCGTACCCGGCCACGACGGGGGTGCCCATCTTGGTCCGGAACGTGCCGTCAGGCAGGCACTCGAACATCTGCCGGGCCGTCAGCAGGCCGCACAGGCGGCGCGAGACGTGGAAGGTCGGCTTGATCCCGGGGGTGCGGGCGTAGTGCTCGGCGGCATTCCAGGCGCTCTCAGCGTCCTGGGGACCGGAGTTGTTCGCCCACTCCTGGACGTTGATAAGGGCGGGCCCCGCGCCCTTGACGCCGGACCACAGGGCCTTCTCGATCTCGTACTCCTCGTACTGGGCGAGGCGCTGCGCGGCGATGGCGACGGCCTCCTCGGGAGTGTGGTCGAGGGGCGTGGTGCGGAACACGGCGTAGAGGGTCAGCGGCTCCAGGGACTCCAGGGTCACGCCCCGCGGGGTGTCCAGGGTCTTGGGCAGGCCCTTGACGGTGCCGGGCTTCTGGTACTGGCCGATGGAGCCGATGTCGACTCGTGCGACGTCCTCCCAGGTGACGCCGTTCTCCCAGCGGATCGAGGAGTCCTCGATGGGCGCGAACTGGGAGAACAGCCCGCCAGTGGGACGCTGAGTGACGGGCGCCTCGATGCGCTGCTTCGGTGCGATGATGGGCATCTGTCCTCCTTGCTGGACGGTGACTGGCTAGGGATGGTCGCGGGGGGGGGGGGGGGGGTTCGGCCCCCCCCCCCCACCGGCCCCGCACCCGTCGTCGCG